CAGCTAATTTAGTTTATTCTTATACAGATTCTCCTTATTTTGATGACATATACTATGTTGGTGAAGTTAAAGAAATACCTATTAACGAATTAGTAAAACAGTTTCCTCATTTAAAAAATGAAGATTTAAAAGAGATACAACAAAAAAGCAGTAACTACAACGGTTATAATAGAGGTTATAAGAAAAATAGACAAGACTATAATAAAGTTCAAGTTTTATATTTTGATTATAAAACTTATATGAACGAAGTATATAAAGTAAAAAAGACTGGAACTGGAGCTGATAAAATTATACCTAAAAATGATAGTTTTAATCCGCCAGAAAATTTGGAGGGTGGTTACAGTAAAATGATGAGACAAATAGAGTGCTTGTTTGAAGGTGCTTTAATATTAGGTACAGAAAAGCTTTTGAAGTGGGAAAAGTCTCAAAATATGATGAGATCAAAAAGCGATTTTACTAAAGTTAAAATGAATTACAGTATTGTTGCTCCTCGTATGTACGAAGGTCGTATAGAGTCTTTAGTTAGTAGATGTACTGGTTTTGCAGACATGATACAGTTAACGCATTTAAAGCTACAACAAGTTATGGCCCGTATGATACCTGATGGTGTTTATCTTGATGCTGACGGTCTTGCTGAAATAGATTTAGGTAATGGTACAAATTATAATCCACAAGAAGCTTTAAATATGTTTTTTCAAACAGGTAGTGTTATTGGTAGATCATTTACCCAAGATGGTGATATGAATCCTGGTAAAGTGCCTATACAAGAAATAACTAGTGGCGCTGGTGGTAATAAAATGAATAGTTTGATACAAACATACAATTATTATTTACAAATGATAAGAGATGTAACGGGATTAAACGAAGCGGTAGATGGATCTAAGCCAGATAAATATTCTTTAGTTGGCGTGCAAAAACTAGCTGCAGCAAATTCTAACACTGCTACAAGACATATAATGCAGTCAGGTTTATTTTTAACAGCAGAAATATGCGAAAAGCTTTCACTTAGAATATCTGATATTATAGAGTATTCACCTACAAAAGATGCTTTTATACAAGCTATAGGTGCTCATAATGTTGCTACTTTAGAAGAAATATCTGAATTACATCTTTATGATTTTGGTATATTTATAGAGCTAGCTCCAGATGAAGAACAAAAAATGCTACTTGAAAATAACATACAAGCAGCAATAGCACAACAGTCTATAGATATAGAAGACGCTATAGATCTTAGAGAAATTAAAAACGTTAAACTTGCTAATCAACTTTTAAAGATAAGAAGAAAAAAGAAACTAGAAAGAGACCAAAGAATGCAGCAAGAAAACATACGGGCGCAAAGTCAAGCTAATCAAGAGACTGCTACTACTGCTGCTGAGGCAGAAGTTAACAAAAGAAAACAACTAGTTCAAACTGAAATAGAACTTGAAAGAGTAAAAGCGCAATTAGAATCTCAAAAAATGAGAGAAGAGTTAGAAATAAAAAGACAACTAATTGAAGCTGAGTATAGTTTTAAAATGAAAATAGCTGAATCAGACAAAGGTATGTCTGATAGAAAAGAAGTTATGAAAGAAGATCGAAAAGATGAAAGAACTAGAATACAAGCTACACAGCAATCACAACTTATAGAACAAAGAAACACAGGTGGAACACCTAAAAACTTTGAACGAGCAAGTGATGATATACTAGGTGGTCTTGGGATTTAAAAATTATTAATTATTATTATATTATATCATGGAAGAAAATAAAGAAAACGTAGTTGAAGAAACTACACAACAAGCAACTGAACAGGTTGATACAAATAAATTTAAGTCTGCTGACGATCCTAATATTATAAAGGTAGATTTAACTAAACCACCAACACCAAAAGAAAATGAAACTAAAGAAGATAACGCTGACGACAGCGGAGTGGTTGCAGAGTCTAAAGATGCCGAGCCCACAGAAAAACAAGAAGAAGTACAACCGAAAAGCGAAACACAAGAAACGCCAGTACTAGAAGAAGTTACAGAGCAAGAAGTAAAAGAAATAGCTGAACAAGTTGAAGAAGCCGTTGTTGAAGCTGAAGCTACTGGACAACCATTACCAGAAAACATACAAAAGTTAGTTGAATTTATGGAAGAAACTGGTGGTGATTTAAATGACTATGTAGCTTTAAATAGAAATTACGATGAGTTAGAAGATCAAGATTTACTGTATGAGTACTATAAATCGACTAAACCTCATTTAAATAATGAAGAAATTAATTTCCTTATGGAAGATCAGTTTTCTTACGATGAAGATACAGATAACGAAAAGGAAATACGAAGAAAAAAATTAGCGTTAAAAGAGCAAGTTGCCAGCGCTAAAAGCCACTTAGACAGGCAAAAGTCTAAATACTATGAAGAGATTAAAGCTGGTTCAAAGCTTACGCCTGAACAACAAAAAGCTATGGATTTCTTTAATAGATATAACAAGGAAGAAGCAACACGTCAAAAAACATTAGAAGATAATACTTCTACTTTTATAAATAAAACTAATAAAGTTTTTAACGACAATTTCAAAGGTTTTGAATATAACGTCGGTGATAAAAAGTTTAGGTATAATGTAAAAGATGTTAATAAGACTAAAGAGTCTCAAAGCGACATTAATAATTTTGTCAAAAAGTTTTTGAATAAAAATAACGTAATGGAAGACGCTGCGGGATATCACAAAGGACTATACACTGCTATGAATCCTGACGCTATAGCAAAACATTTTTACGAGCAAGGTATGGCTGATGCTATGAAAAATAGTATTGAAAATGCTAAAAACGTAAATATGACAGCTAGACAATCTCATGGTGAGGTTGAGGCAGGTGGAATTAAAGTTAGAGTTTTAGGTGATAATACTGCTGATTTCAAGTTTAAAATTAAAAACAAAAATAAATAACAATTTAAAATTACAAAATTATGGCAATTACAAATGGTCCTTTGTTGAATAGTGTACCTGCTCCTATAGCACAAGCACTATCTTCAAATTACATTGATTTTACAGCTGAGGCAACTGCAGGTTGGGCTCAGCAATACCTGCCTGACTTAATGGAAAAAGAAGCTGAGGTTTTTGGACCTCGTACAATTTCTGGTTTCCTATCACAAGTTGGTGCAGAAGAGGCTATGACTTCTGATCAAGTCATCTGGTCTGAACAAGGTAGATTACACCTTTCATTTAAAGGTCACGTTGAATCAAACGCTGGTGGTACTGCTTCTGGTGGACAAATTGAATTAGAAGTTGACATTGATGGAAGAGCTGTTACTTCTGGACAACTTCCTATTAGAGTTAACGATACTATTATTGTAGCAAACTCTGAAGGTGTTGCTAGATGTATCGTTGAAGCTGTTGGTAACACTATTATAGATGTACAACCTTACGGTGAAGCTTCTTTAAATGCTTTAAACATATCAACTACTGGTGGTTCTCAAACTACAACTATATTAGTTTACGGTTCTGAGTACGGTAAAGGTATGAGTTATTTAACAGCTGGTGATGGTGCAGCTACAGATACTAGAGGTTCTAATGAGCCACAGTTCACTACGTTTACTAACAAACCAATTATTTTAAAAGACTACTACGAAGTATCAGGTTCTGATGCGTCTAGAGTTGGTTGGGTTGAAGTTGCTGCTGAAAGCGGGCAATCAGGTTACTTATGGTACTTAAAAGCTGAAGCTGACACAAGAGCACGTTTCAACGATTATTTAGAAATGGCAATGTTAGAAGGTGAGCTTAATGTTGCTAACTCTACAATTGATGGATCTGCGCTTGTTGCTGGTTCTGCAGCTGGTGCTGGAAACGTTGGTACTGAAGGTTTATTTGCAGCTATAACTTCAAGAGGTAATTTAACTTCTGGTGTTACTGGTGTAAATGCTGCTACTGACTTAGCTGAGTTTGATGCAATACTTGCTGAGTTTGATAAGCAAGGAGCTATTGAAGAAAACATGTTATTCGTAAACAGAGCTACTAGTTTAGCTATTGACGATATGTTAGCTTCAATGAACTCTTACGGTGCTGGTGGTACTTCTTACGGAGTGTTTGATAACTCTGAAGATATGGCGCTTAATTTAGGTTTCTCTGGTTTCAGAAGAGGTTCTTATGACTTCTACAAGTCTGACTTTAGATACTTAAATGATTTAGCTACAAGAGGTGGTATTAACGACGCTAACGCGGCTAACGCTATTAGAGGTGTCATTATACCTGCAGGTACTTCTACGGTTTATGACCAAGCTTTAGGTAAAAACCTTAAACGTCCTTTCTTACATGTAAGATATAGAGCTTCACAAACTGATGACCGAAAAATGAAGTCTTGGGTTACTGGTTCTGTTGGTGCTGCTACATCTGCTTTAGATGCTATGCAACTACACATGTTATCTGAAAGATGTTTAGTTACACAAGGTGCTAATAACTTTATGTTAATGCAATAAGCACATTTATTTTAAAAGAGGGTGGAGCTTAGTCTCCACTCCCTTTTATTTTTATTAATTTTATTATATATTATATTATGGCAAAAAAGAAAAAAATAGAGGTTGAAGAACCTCAAGTTGAAACAGTTATAGAAACTGCTCCAGTTGTAGAAACTATTACACCTGTAGAAAAACCAAGAGAAAGAATAAAACCTGCTAATGAGTGGGAAATAAAAGATAGAGTTTATTATTTAAAAGGTGGTAAAAAACCATTATCAAGATCAATAAAATCTGCAAACATTTTTTACTTTGACAAAGAAAAAGGTTACGAAAGAGAATTAAAATATTGTCAAAACCAAAAAACTTCTTTTGTAGATGAAATGAAAGGTGATCAAAGATTAGAGCATATTGTGTTTAGATCTGGTAGTTTATTTGTACCAAAAGAAAAAACAGTTTTGCAAAAATTATTATCTTTATATCACCCACATAGAGATAAAATATTTTACGAGTATAAACCAGCAGCTTTAGCAGCTGAAGAAATAGATGTTTTAGAAATGCAAGTTGATGCGTTAACTGCTGCTAGAAATATTGACATTGACATGGCGGAAGCTATTATGCGTGTAGAAAAAGGTTCTGAGGTATCTAAGTTAAGTTCTAAGGAGCTTAGAAGAGATTTATTAGTATTTGCACGTAATAATCCTAAACTGTTCTTAGAACTTGCAGATGATGAAAATGTAATGCTAAGAAACTTTGGTATTAGAGCTGTTGAGTCTGGAATATTAAGGTTATCTCAAGATCAAAGATATTTCATGTGGGGCTCTAATGGTAGAAAAATAATGACAATACCATTTGACGAACATCCATATACGGCCTTAGCGCATTGGTTTAAAACTGATGAAGGTATGGAAATATATGCAAATATAGAAAAAAGATTAAATTAATCTAACTGTAGAGCGGTCGCCCTACGGGGCGATCGTAACTACAAATAAAAAAAATTATGGCTATAAGTATAGACACAGTACATCAAAGAGTTTTGGCATTAGCCAACAAAGAGCAAAGAGGATATATTACACCTCAAGAATTTAACTTATTAGCTAACAAAGCACAATTACTTATATTTGAGCAATATTTTTACGATATTGAAAAAGCTTTAGCTAAAAGAAATAATATAGTTGAAGACGGTAATAGCACTGAATATAGTGATAGAATAGATATATTACACGAAAAAATATCTCCTTTTGAAAACTACAAAATAGCGTTTTCAAATTTAGTTGGTAACGAAGCTACTCTACCAACATCTCCAATAGTTCATAAACTAGGTACAGTTTTTTATAGTGGTAACTCTTACGACGTAGAAGTTGAAAGAGTTGAAAAAAACGATTTAGAGCATTTGTTAAGAACAGCTTTAGCCGCACCAACAGACACTAGACCGGTTTATGTTAGAAAAACAAACGATAAAGTACTTTTGTTTCCAGAATCACCAACAGTAGCTTATACCGTAGTAGGTGACAATCCTAATATATTTTGCAACTTTATATCAAAACCTACGCAAGCAGTTTGGGGTTATGTAGTAGTTAATAATCAAGCTTTATTTGACGCGTCAGCTTCTACAGATTTTCAATTACACGCTTCAGAAGAAGGTGAATTAGTTTATAAGATATTAGAATTAGCTGGTATTATATTAAATAAACCAGGTTTAGTTCAAGTAGCTACAAACGAAGAAACAGCTTTAATAACACAAAAACAATAATAAATGGGATTAATAACACAAACAGGCCAACAGTATTATCAGACAGCTTCGCCAACTCCGTTTGGTGATTATCAATTTACGTCTTTAGAACATGTTATAAATCAGTTTATAATTGCTTATGTTGGAGAAGGAAAAATAATATCAAAAGCAAGAAGAACAGATGTTGCTTTTCATGCTCAAAGAGCTTTACAAGAACTTTCTTTTGACACTTTTAAATGTGTAAAATCTCAAGAAATAGAACTACCAGCATCTTTGCAAATGATATTACCACAAGACTATGTTAATTACGTTAGCTTAAGCTGGTCAGATAGTTCAGGTATACAACACATTATATATCCTGCTTATAAAACTTCTAACCCAACAGACGTTGGTCAAGACGCTAATGGAGATTATACCTTTACAGCTGGCGCTTTAGATACTGACAACAGCTCTACAACTTGGGACTCTTATAGCTCAACTGTTCCTGGAGATAATATAGATGATTATGATGATGATTATTTTACAGGCGCTATTGGAAACAGGTATGGTATTGATCCTCAATACGCACAAACAAACGGTTCTTTTTATATAGATCCAAACACTGGTAAAATTCATTTTAGCTCAAACTTATCAGGAAAAACAATAATATTAAAATATATAAGTGATAGTCTTGGTACTGACGCTGAAATGAAAGTGCATAAGTTTGCAGAAGAAGCTATGTATAAACATATAGCTTATGCTATACTGTCTACTAGAGCTGATGTTCAAGAATACATAATACAAAGATTTAAAAAAGAAAGATTTGCTGAAACTAGAAAAGCAAAATTAAGATTATCAAATATTAAATTAGAAGAAATAACTCAAATACTTAGAGGTAAATCTAAGTGGATAAAACACTAAAATAATATGCCAGAGTTTAAGCGTAATTTTACTAAAGGTCGAATGAACAAAGACCTTGATGAAAGAATAGTACCTAATGGTGAATATAGAGAAGCGTTAAATGTAGAAGTTGCAACATCCGAAAACTCTAACGTTGGAACTATACAAACACTAAAGGGTAATACACTTTTACTTACTGATCAGTTAAATGATATTAAAAACTTAACAGCAAATAGTAAGTTGTTTTCTTCTGACGCCGTTTGTGTTGGTACTGTTTCTAATGAAGCAAAAGATAAGTTTTATTATTTCGTTACAGACCCGCATAGAAACTATGATGCTAGCTGGGATACTGGTAGTTCTTCTGGTTCTATTGCGTATAACGATACTTATGTTCACGCTGAGCAAGATAGCTCTGGAAACGTTGATGTTAAACACAAAGTTTATTCTGATTATATAATAGAGTATAACGAAAGAACTAAAAAAGCTAAATACGTATTTGTTGAATTTACTAAAGTAATAAGTAAAATATCTAACGATAGTCATACAAAAGGAGATCATTTACATCTTAGTAATCTTGGTGAAGCTTCTAATGGTATAAGGCCAATAGGCGTACAAGTAGGTATGGATGTGTATATAAACGGTATGAAAACTCATGTAATCAGAATAGAAGAAGATACAGACTCTGGTTATAATGGTTGGAGAATATACACTAAACACACAGCTAGTGATCGTGGTTATGAAGATTTAAAAGATGTAAAAGCTGGAGATCATGTAAAGTTTAAGCTTCCTCATGAAAAAAGAGCTTTAGCTTTTAATCACTTTGAATCTAAAAAACCTGGTAGAATAATTACAGGTATTAACATTATTGATAATTTATTGTTTTGGACAGATGGTTTAACAGAGCCAAAGAAAATAAATATAGACAGATGTAAATACGGATCACAACAAGCTTCACCAACTACATATCCTTTTGGCACAAGACAATATCCAACATTATTAATAGTAAACGGAGAGCAACCAAGCGAAGAAAACGGTAGACTAGCTCCTATAGCAACATATCCATCTGCTATAAAATATCCTTTTCACACTTATCAGTATGCTACTGTAATAAAAAAATCACCAACAACAGCTTTAAAACTAACAATGTCTAATACCACTAGGACTGATATACCACCTAACGATGGTAATGTTAGAACAACTGCTTTTGTACAGTTACCTTTAATTTCTGGTTCTACAGCTAGTAATTTTTTCTTTCAAGGTGGCGGAGCAGATTTATTTGATTCTGGAGGAATAACAGATTTTTTAACTTTTCCTGAAATTATGGACTGGGAAGAAAACGATGTTGTTGAATTTTACCCAGAAGATGATGAAGCTGGATTTGAAATGAAAGCCTTAGTAGTGGCTAAAATTGACACAAGAAATACTAATGGAAATAAATTTAAATTTGAAATAATTTCAATATCTGCTTCTTTAATAAAACCTTTTGTTAACTTTAGAGTAAAACTACAACAAGAAGATCCTTTATTTGAATTTGTTTTTCCAAGGTTTGCTTACAGATGGAAATATGAAGACGGTGAATACTCTTGTTATTCTCCATTTTCTGAAGTAGCTTTTTTACCAGATCGTTTTGATTATTTACCAAAAGAAGGTTATAATCTTGGTATGACTAATAATTTACGCTATTTATTATTGTCTGGTTTTAAACCAGCGTCAATACCTTTAGACGTTGTAGAAATAGATATATTATATAAAGAGTCTAACTCACCAAACGTTTATCTTGTAGAAACTATAAAATCACCAAGTGTAAAAGCTAGAAGCAATTCTTTAGATAATATTAAATATAAAGGTGATTTAGGTTGGTTTGGTAAAATAAAAGAAGATGTAGAGTCTCCTAATACGTTAACAACAGTTTCTAGTTTAGTTTCTGCTGCTAATTTTAACGGATTAACTTTTACAGATTCTAGTGGAGTTGTTTATTATGGCTTACAAGAAACTTTTGATAAAATAAACATGATGGTAGGCGATCAAATTATTTTTACTGAAGGACAAACTGGATTATCTGGAACTATAACTATAGCGGCTTTTGAAGAATTAAACGATGTAAATTACGTAGCGTTAAACGTAGATGGTGTTGCTACAACAAACACAAGTAGCTCTTGGCTTTATGATGGTAGTGATTTTGATGTAAATAGAGTTGTAGCTAAATCGCCTGCTATTTACGTTGCAGATCCAGATGGTTCTTTAGAAATTAAATCAGATATGATTCACGCTACATTACCAGAAGTACAACTATTAAGACCTTTTGACAATGTACCAAGAAAAGCTTTAGCACAAGAAGTTTCTGGAAATAGAATTATATATGGTAACTATATACAAAATTACGACATAACAAGTGAAGATGATCCTAGCAATAGAATCATTAGACAAAAATTTGAAGTTGCTTTAGGTAGGAGAAAAAACGTTAGAGATAACGTTCAGTTTGATATAGCTACATCTTTGATACACCCAGTAACTGGTAATGCTATAGAAGCTGATGACTCTTTAAACACTATTGATTTAAAAAATAGTTTTCCAGAAAGATCAATAAAATCTTTAAGAGAATATCAAATAGGAATAGTTTGGCAAGATGAGTATGGTAGACAAACGCCAATACAAACAGATGAAACTGGAAGTATTAGGGTTAAAAAATCAAGAGCTGATGACTATAACGAGTTTAATTTAAAATTAAAAGAAACAGATATTTGGCCTGATTTTGCAACTCATTTTAAAATTTTTATAAAAGATAGTTCTAATGTATACTATAATTTAGCAATGGATCGCTACTATGACGCTGAAGATGGTAATATATGGATTTCTTTTCCTTCCTCTGAAAGAAATAAAGTTGATGAAGATACGTATTTAATACTTAAAAAACGACACGATGAAAGTGAGTTTGTAGAAGAAGAAGGTAGATATAAAATTATAGCTATAGAAAATGAAGCTCCTC